ACCCGTGGCATTGAATCCAGCGTTTGCTCCAGCAATAGCAGACTGTGCGTTAGCAAGGTCGGCAAATGCTCGGTTATTAGAGTCTCCGAAGAAGTTCTGGCTTGAAGTAATACCCAATCGACCAGTGTATCTGGTCATCTCCGAGATGCCTTCAAGTCTTGAATTGGCTTCATTCTTGATAGCGGCGATACGGGCTTCTCTATCTTTAGTTTTTTCTGATCCGCGAAGATCAATATTTGCTTGTGCAATAGCGTCATTTGTTCCGCCGATGATGTCATTTACATCAGCAGAGATAAACTGACCGCGATTACGCATACGATTGCTGGTTGCTGAACGATTAAGTCCCGCAGTACCCATATTTACACCAAGACGCTCAAGACCTGCACCCATTTGGGCACCTTGTCTTTGACCAGCAGCATTAGCCGCAATAGCAGCCCGAGTTGCAGGGTCGCCTTCTGTAGATAGTGCAATCTTCTCTTTGTTATTGATTTCTTCCAACGTAGCAGCAAGACCATTGCCACCAAGTGCCATAGCAGCAGACTTTGTAGAACTAATAAGGTCTTGAAGAGCATTTTCATACTCTTTCATTGTCATTTTATCAGCAGAACGACGATCGCTCTTGATAGCAGCGATACGGTCTGGATCAGTGACTCCTCGTAGTGCTACAGACTCATTCAAAGCATTCTGTGCAAGAGATGCTTCTTTCTTAAAGCCTCCAGCCATTAGTGCATTGATGTTTGCTCCACCAGTCATCATACTGGTGCCAAATTTATAGTTGCGATCTTCTGCACCAAGAGCAGCGTACAGTTCTCGGGCTGCTCGGCTTCTGTCGCCAGCATCTCCGCTATTGATTCTACCCGCATACGAAGCCCTAATGTTTTCTCTCTGGGCTTCTCTATCATCTACACCTGACAAACCAGAGATACGAACATTTGCCGCACTCAAAGCATCTGCTGTGGCTTCAGTTCTTGCATCTTGACGAGCAAACTGTGCCCGAAGTGCTTTTTTATCTCTTGTAGCCGCTTGGAAAATCTTACTACGAAGACCGCCATCAGTTCCCTGTGCTGCAATACCAGCATTGCGGTCAATATCTCGTACTCCACTTTCCAAAGCCAAACGTGCCTTCGTACGAGGATCATCAGTGCCTTGTGACAGAACTCGCAAATCTTGGTCTTGCATAAATCCGCTTATACGAGCCACTCGTTCATTAGTGACCTGCGAGCGTGCGAGAGAAGCGGAGTTCATTCCGTCCGCAATTCTTCCGCCGATACCCAAAGCTAAAGAATCAGCAAGTTGTGGGATACGACCGCCTGCAACAAGTGCAGACTGGTATTGGTCAGAAGCAGAATAGTTGGTTCCAGAACGGATGCTTGAAGCAGAACGAATAGCACCAGCCTCTCGCTGACCCATTTCGCCATAGATAGAAGCACCTGCATATATTGCTGCTCCACCTACAGCCAAGCCAGCACCGATACCGCCGAGTGACATTCCGCCCATTCTCGTAGCCATACCAGCACCGAAAGGCATTAGCGGAGAAGTCATAAGACCTCTGATACCACCTATTCCGCCATTGCCTCCGCCCATTGCACCGCCGCCGAACAAGGCACGATTAGCAAATGATTTGGAGAATGATCCGTCTCGTAGCATTGGCCCGATAGGCCCGCCAGAGAACGAACCTCGACTATGAGCAGCCATTGCCGCTTGACCCTGACGGAATCGCCAAGACGATGAAGCCTTGCCACCGTTTAGGATATTCATTTCTTCGCCGTTGATGAGTGCATTGCTGTTTTGAGCAGCAGAAAGACTCATAGGCCCGAAAGAAGAATCCATATCAGCACCGCCGCCGTATGGGATTATACGTTGACGATAATTGAATGAAGCAACAAGTTTATCTTCTGAATTGAAGATGTTATTTCCAGAACGACGGTAGCCACCAGAAAGTGTTTCCTGTGCCCGACTCATTTTATTTAGAAGAGTTCGACGTATTGGTGGTACTCCAACGCCCATAAGCATTTGAGCAGCCATAATTGCCGCATTGCTTTGAACCTCAAAACCGCCACCACCAGTGTCGTAGTGACCACTTCTAATCATTTTCTCTTCGCCAAAATCAGAAGTGCCTCGTATGACAACTTTGCCACCGCCTGCTCTAATTTGACCGCCCATACGATAGCCACCACCGCCGCCACCGCCTGATGGCTTACGGTTATCTTCAACAGTATGAGGGATAATATCTCTAATCTGTGACAGAAGTGCCGTCTGACTCCAGATAGCATTATTGACGTGTTCAAGTGTTGTTGGAGGCGGAGTAGGATTAAAGTACCTATTTGTTGCGTGTGCAGCAGCCGTAGCCATCCCTGTGACAGCCTTGAAAGTTCCACCAATTACTGCTCGACCAATACGTTCTGCTTGTATAGCAGCCTGTATAGGTCTATTATTATCAATAGCCCACTTTGCTCTACCAAGGAAGCCACCGCGAAGATCGCCACCGCATACCTTACAGAAAATAGCAGCGTTAGCATTTGCAGAACCGCACTTCGGACAGGATTTACCAGAAACAGTGACGCCTTGAGAATTAGGAAACGCCATTGCATTACCAGCAGCAATAGCAGGTGGCATAGCGGACAATACGGTGGGAGCAACCGTATTTGTCATCATATTTGGCATACCACCAGCAAGACGAGCACCAGCAACTCCGCCAATAAAGTTGCCAGCAAAACCGCCGCCATTCATAGAAACAGAACCAGATAGGCGTCCAAGTCGAGACTCGAATGCCGTCAGTTGGGTTTCTACGCTGGACATATCAAGAGTGACTTTTCCCTTGATGTTTAGTTTGGTGGAAATGCGACGGACAAATGCTTCAATATCTTTCTCAACAGTGGACGTATCCACTTTGAGTTTTAGCATAATGCCAGACTTCTCGATACGATCCTTCGCCGCCTTGAGTTTAGTCTCGGCGGTACGAAGGTCAGAATCGAGGGTTGTTAAATTGCCTCGTACATTGAAAATCAGATCGTCAACAACTTGTGGCATTATCTGCTCCCTTATCTTGTGTAAGTCATAGGCACCATCATCTGTTGCTGTGGTGTATTGTCCATTTTGAGAAGCCTCATAAGTTTGGCTTCTTCAATCTTTTTCTCTGCGTCCGATTTCTTTGTCAACTTTGGTTTCAAGGCGTCTGGATCAAGTTCACCAGCCAAAACCTTTTCAACAAACTCATCAGTAGACAACTTCTTCGCAGGGTTGACGGCTGTGGATTCACTAATATCCTCGCCTGCTTCCCATTTACGCAATTTAGGTATCTGCTTTATGTGTTCCATAAATGACCCGAAAGTCATTTGCATAGGTTCACAATGGAAGTACCTTTTTACCACTGCTAACAGCCAAGGCCAGTCCATTAGGTCGCTGCTGGTGTTTCCTTGCCGTAGAATCCTATTGCGTCCACTTTCTGCTGCCCAACGACTTGCGTCTTCACTGGTTCGGCAGAAGTCGATGGGCTTTCGGCTAAAGGGCTTTCTGCCTTTACCTCTGGCTTCTCTTCTGGTGTCTCTTCCTGAACATCAAGAACAAGCATTCGAGCAATATCAATACAATCGGGAATATTGATTTGCGAAATGACACTGCGACCTTCGTCATCCTTTTTGCCCGACTTCGCAAGTGACTTCAACAGAACATCGAATGCACCTTTTGGATTAGAACAGGCTGCAAGGATTTCTTGGATAGTCACCTTTGAACGTCGAACATCAAGCACAACATTCATTGTCTCGTATTTGTCAAGTTTTTCTTCTTTGCACAAAACACGAGCGACCTGTTCACGCTCTGCTTGAACTACATCGCATAGAGTGAACAGGTCGTTAAGATCAAGGCGAGCAAACTCTACCTTGATATTGTCTACATATACAGTTTTCGTGATACTTTGCATTTATCTCTCCAGATTGCAAAAAATGGTTTACTAACTATTTGGTTTTTAGTAGGCAAAACGTACCTACTATTAGACTACTACCCACGCTACCGTAGGAGCAGCACCATCACACTTCGCAAACGAGAAGGTGACGATATTCAAACCCTGATATTCACCAACAATTTGAACGTTGCCAATTACCGCTTTGAAGATAATCGAACAACCCGTATCAAATAGAATCGTCATATCAAGACTGATGGTTGCATCTGATCCGTCAAGGTCGGTGTTCATCAAGAACGGATTTGTTCCTGCTGCACCTTTCGACAAGAAGGCAACGCACTGTCCTGCAAGGTCTTTAATACCTGCAACACGAGTACGCCAACCATTGCCTCCGAAACGGGATACGTCAAGCAAGTCGGCACCCGTTGAGAGTGAGACGCTTGAGATATATTGAACAAGTGGTGTGCTTGCAGAGTCGTCTGGAAGCGTAATTGAGCCTGTAAGACCCGTAAGAACTGACTGTGCCATAATAAATTACCTTTCCTTTAGGCGACAACCCAAGTGACGGTTGGAGCGGTATCGTCAGCCTTTGCAAACGAGAAGGTGACAATATTTAGACCCTGATACTCGCCAACAATCTGCGTATTTCCAATGACAGCCGAGAATGCGATAGAGCAACCAGTATCAAAAAGAATCGTCATTGTAGCAGCCGTGGTCGAAACGTTGAGAGGCGAGGTACCAGCAGCACCTTTGCTCATAAACGCAACACACTGACCAGCGAGGTCTTTGATGCCTGCAACGCGAGTACGCCAGCCGTTGCCACCGTAGCGAGAAACATCAAGAAGATCAGCACCCGTCGAGAGGCTGATGGAAGAAACATATTGAGCCATCGAGTTGGGTAGCGTGATTGTCCCAGTGAGGCCCGTAATTACACTTTGTGCCATATTTTATTACTCCGATTACGAAAGTACCATAAATTCAACTACGACAATAGCGTGATATACTACTGCCTCGGGTTTCGTGCCTTCAACAAGAACACGCCAGCCCTCTCTTACTTGACTACCCACATTTGTTCCACTCGAAAGGGAAAGTTGAACACCGTGAAAAGCACTACCGAGTGCTTTCTGAAGTTCCGTGGCTGTGTCAATATCGTCTGCGAAGATGCTGAATTGCATTGGTATAGTGGACAGTAAACTGCCTCCATAACTACCTTTAAGAGCATCCGTGACGATATTAAATCGACATTTCGGACGAGCCGTGCCTTCAGAGATAAACCCGTAAGCCGTCTTGCCTTCAATGTCATTCAGTGCAACCGTTGCACTAATACGGGCGACTATCGCAGTATTCAAAGCATTAAGATCGAGCATAGCAATAGCCTCCCACTATAATAAACAAGTCGTAAGGGTTCATATCTGGTCAAGATGTTTCCGAAGGGTCGCGGGCATCGACTGCCTTATACGAGCCACTTCAGGACGAACAAAAGGTCTTGGTGCCATTGACTGCGTTCCATACTCCAAATGAACGGCGTATGGAGCGTCAACCTTAAGAGTGAGGTCGGCTATAGGACCAGCAGCCTGAACAGAATAATCAACACTCGCTCGCAAAGTATCAGTTCTCATATGAGGCGGAGTGTTTGGAGCAGAAGCAGGCGGATATGGCGTAGAAATTCTGGCTTTGATATTCTGAACAGCAAGGTGACCCTCTTCGTGCTGTGCTAACATCAATGCTCGCCTGATATTGTTGATTATATCTGCTCTTGACATATTATTCGTTATACAATTTAAGGTAAATACACAAGTAGTCGCCAAACGGTGTTCTTACTTCGTCAAAAGAAATCACTTCATATTTTAAGGTAGAAATAGTAATAACATCACCATTTTCTACCAATATGTCCTGATATTCGCTTATTTCAGTTAGAGCATAATGGGTAGCATTGATAACTGGTGCTCCACCAAACTCCGACTTCGACGCACTCATAGGCATAAATGAACAATAGAACGTATCCAATTCTACAGGATTACGAACATATCCGCCATTCGCACCAAGAGTAGAACCACTCGTTGAGATCGTTGCCAAAGTATCCAGAAATTCAGAGAAATCGAATGGCTTCATTAGATTACCACCAAACTCTCGCCTTTATAGCCATCAAGAATAGCCTTGGCGTTTCCGAAGATAGGATCATTCATATCAGCCATTAAAGGCGTTCCATATTTAATCTTGATGTCCTTAATAGACTTCTCGGTGATAAGTTGTTCGGAATCAGATTGATGTTCAAACGACTGAAGAACCAGAAGTGCAGCAAGTTGCAGGTCTTGCGGTACTGTTGAGTATCCAGCAACGAAGACAACTTTAATAAATGGCGAGTTGAAGTATCTGGCGTCAGCACTATTTGTATTGAAGCGAAGAGTACCTACTTCATTGGCATAAAATTCGCCACCGTCAACTACTTCTGCATTGTCAGATAGGTAGTCAAACGTCACCGAAGTGATGCTCGTAATAGGATATTCAGCAACATTCAAACCAAGACAGCCTCTTTTGCCGCGAAATACCTTCGTATGAGCGGTTTGTTTGATAGTACGGTCTAAATACCTATTCAGAGCGACCGAAACCTGCGGAATGGTCTGCGTTAGCCAAGCGTCAAGAGAAGTGTCTGTGATGCCCTTAAACGTCTTATATTGGGTTGCTGTGACCCAATTAAGACCTACAATGGCACCTTCTTCTGCTGATCCCGACCAGTTAAGGCTTCCAGCCGTCTCAAACTCATAATCGTATGGAGCAGAACCACCTGTACGAGAGTAGAAGGCAAGGTTGTATAGCCCTGCGGTAGTAATATCTGTAGGAAAATCGGCAGTGTAATACTCGCTGGTACCCTGTTCGGTCAATGTGACATCATATGCACCAGTATCACGGGTCACATCGCTGTAAACTCCGAATGTATTCAGAGTGTTATTGAAGATATATTCATCAGCATCACGCCTAATCCATACCACTACAGTAGAACCACTCGTGACACCTGCTAATGCAATTTCTGAAGCCATTTTATCTTTCCTTCCACTCTAAAGGGCGGTGCGTAAGGTGCTTTATTCAATCAAACTTCCTACCGTCACGCTGCCATCTGGATTGATAGTGTATTCATAGGGAATAGTTATAGTAATCGGATTAGAAGGGTTCGCCGTGTTTGCAACCTGAACCAAAGCCGCACTATAGGCAAATAACTTGTAGCCATCTGTTCCTAATTTTGCGAAAATATCAGCAGGTGCGACAAGCCCATTACGCCAAACCAAAGCAGATATGTTATCAATCTCTGAAACAATGGTGTTGTAAAGTTGGTCAACCCTATGAGCAACTTCTTTAGCGACACGATCCGTTTCATTGACATTTACTGTGATGAGTGCCATTTGTTATTTCCTTTTGTTTACCAAGTTGAGATTGCTGCACGCTTCCAAGTCGAAGCCGCCGTGCAAACATATATATACGAACTGTCCCAAGTGATGTCACCCGCATTGCCTGCTGCTGAAGCGGATGCGGGTGTAGTCGATACAGGCACCTGAATGCGACCTGACGAGTAGATACCGAATACGTTAGTGCCAGCAGCGTCACCACTCCCGTGTGTCAATGCAAAGTCTATTTTTGTTCGCGCGTTTACAGAAGCGTGCTCATAACGTCCAATCTTTACTTCGGCGTAGTTGTCGTAAGCAACGCCGCCAACGCCAGTACGAGCCAATACCAAAGCAGGTTCCGTCACTGCTGGTGAAGCACCACCGTTGTTGGTTGGCGTCATACTCATTAGTCGTAGTGGGTTTCCAGTAGCGTTCCAACTATAGATGGAATACGAACCAGTCGTGCCTGTTGCAAAGTTTCCGATCTGCGAAATCGTTGTCAACATTGCATCAGCAAATACTTCATAACGAGCAGTTGGTGCCGTTGCTGTACCACTTGTTGTAGATGGCGTCCATGTATCAGTAGAAGCATAACCTTGGTAGGCAAATGAAATCTTCGCCGTGCCTGCTGTCGTGCCTGATGTACGTCGCAAACGAAGTGAAACAGACGCATTGTTGATAAGAATTTCCAAATCAACGTCTTGTAATCCGCTGCCAGAATATGCACCAGTAGAACTAATGGCTTCGACCTTACGCCAAGTATTTGCAGTTCCGTGGTATCGAGTTGGGAAGAAATATCGCTTTGATTGTGCATAACCAGAGGAAGCAACCGTCAACCATAGTTCCATATTAGAACCGCCGTTTGTGACGGTGTAGGTTCCAAGGTCAACCGAGTTGCCTACAGTTGTTGGGATTGTTCTATCAAAGTTATAGATTCTCATACTGCTGGAATAAATATCTCCAACAACACTCAATCCAGTTGACGAAACTGTAGTGGCGATAGCACTGTTGACATAGAATCCGTGTGTTGCACCTGTAGGAACTTGATATTCCATCAGATTGCTACTCATACCAATACCATACGATACACCAGCCGAATACAACTTAAACTTCAGGTTGCCAGAGTTTCCTGCTGCGTTCGTTCCATAGGTTCCGCCCATATCAAGGAAAACAGGCGTTGCCGTGGCTGTTGACGAAGAAGTGCCAAAGGTTGCAGTACCTACTTGGTTGACAGTAAATACGTTTGCAGAAGCAGTTTGACCTTCGATAAGATACTCTGCTCCGCTACCAGAAAGAGTTCCGAGCAAGTTGATCTTCAATGCCGAAACGCCACCAGTGCTTGTCGTATTGACGGTCGGATTGATATAAATACCATTGTTCGACAGAGACGAGTTGCTAAAGGTTGGACTTACCAATAGACCGTTATTTCCACCTGCTGCTGCTGACAGCGTAGCGGTAATGCTCATTTTATTTGAAGCACTTCCGCTATTTCCAGTGATTGCGACACTGGTTGCAGCAACAGAAGTAGTTGAGAACGTAGACGCTGTGACAAGTCCATCAGTTGCGATTGTTAGTGGATACGAATATGCTGCTCCGTTGTTGCTGTATCCAATTTGCAAAGTAGAAGAAGTTGATGCCGCACCCGTTGCTGGAAGATTCTGAATAACCCAATCTTGAGTTTGACTTGCTGCGGTAGCATTTGACTTCCAAGCACTGCCTTTTAGACGAATACGAGGCGACATCTGTACCGTTGCACCTGCTGTCGCTGAACTTGTATTGCTAACAAGGATACCGTCAGCAGGAACAATGCCAAGAAGTGATTGAGATAGAGAGAAAGATGTAGAACCCAAGGTGGCAATATTTCCACTTGGTGCGATAAGATGACCAACTTGAGAAACGGTGAATAGGTCTAAACCGTCACCATCATCAATTTTGATACCATATGTACCCGCACCAATTTGGGTATTCAAAGCACGGACGGTTGAAGTAAACTGTGCCGACGTACCAGTATGGGAAGTACCCTGAATTGTTGGAGCATCAATAAGCGTGGCATTTACTATTGCAAATTCAATACCACCTAATACATCTCGTTTCGCCAGTGTGTCTCCATCTGGTGAACTTGTTGCCGCATCTACAGTTGCAGTAGTAGCGTTCCAAATATTAGCAGATGAAATGAAACCATCATCAATACTGCCCGAAGAGATATTGCTACCATTCAAATTGGTCAACAACGAACCATCAACCGCAGGAAGAGTACCCATCCAAGATGGTACACCTGATCCGTTTGTTCCAAGAATAGCAGAGTTTGCAGTGACAATAGAAGAAAGCGTATCAGTCGCCGTCGTGTAGAGAAGACGATTTGTTCCACCAAAAGTTGTTAGACCTGTTCCGCCTTTAGCAACAGTCACGGTTGGTAGGTCAGAAGCGACTAATGCTCGCCAAGACGTAGCACCAGCACCACCAGAAGTAGGACCAGCATATACATAGTTAGGTGCCTGATTACCAAGTAGAGTGTTGAAACTTGTAGATGTAATCGTTCCAGTTCCGCCGCTACTTGCCAAAGCCATACTCAATGCTTGACCGACGATGCTCAAGCCATTTGCAGAACTGATTGTGACGTTGCCAGTGTTTGTGCCAGATAGATTTGAACCACTTACAGCACCACCAAAGAATGCGTCCATATTCTCGGAGAACGTTAGAGTTCTATCGTTGAGATACATCGAGATATAATCATCATTTGCGGGATCGTAGAAGTCTATTGTTCCGCCAAGACCTCCGACGCCACCAACTTTGAAATTTCCTCCAGCCCAAGGAAGACCAGTAAATGTCGGACTTGCCAATGGAGCATAGGTCGAAGCCGCAGTTGCAATAAGCAAATATGGAGTCAAGTCAACCGTTGCTGCTACAGTCTGATACTCGATTTTACCAGTCGTTGAGTTGTAGACGAGGGCTTTACCATCGGCGATTGCAGATGGATCGACGGGTGTACCACGAATACGAGTTGCGTTGCTATTTACTGAATTTACGCTCATATGCTGCTCCTTGGGAGGGATGTACGCCGCTAACTATGGCTACAAATGAATAGCCTTCACTCATAATGGTCTTCGTAAGGTTCAAAAAAGAAAAGGGCTACCCTTTTGAGGTAGCCCTTTTTGATTATAACCTATTCAGTAGGTACTAATTAGGTGAGAACGATTACGTCAAGACAATGCGGGAAAGTGCAGTTGGCTGAATCGTGACAGCACCGAAATCATAGGTCAAACGGAAAGCCGTCTGATTGGTTCCGAAGCGGAAAGAACGGTCAACGTCGATGCTCATATCTCGACCAGTTGCAAGGACGTGCGACAGCGACAAGTCGCCGAAGATTGCCTTACAGTTGGTTGCGGTATCAGCAGTGTCCATACGGTGCCAAACGGTGACAGGGTAGCCACCGAGAGTCCATTGACCCAACTGAACGTCGAAGTGATAAGAACCAGCCGTAGAAGCCTTCGCCTTACGGACGTTATACCAAGTCGAAGCAGAAACGTAGTAGCGACCCTTGCCGCTCATCTGCACAGATTCGTGAACCTGTGAAGGCATATCAAGCAGAGCATCAACCAAAGTTGATCCAGCAGCAGTGAAGTTAGCAGCAGTCAAAGTGACCGAACCAACGCTTGCGGCAGTCTTGATACCAGTGATAGAACCATAGGTAGCAGTGCCGTCACCTCGAATAACCGAGATGTCTTCAAGGCTTGCTGCTTGTTCTACCAAGTCAATCGCAATAGAGTTAGCGATGTTTACTGGTGAAACATAGAGCAACTTATCAGCGACATACGAGATGGCAGAAATCTGTTTTGGCGAGAGAGAAACTTTTGCAGTTCCCAACTGTGTAGCGGTGACAGTAGCATCGTCGGTTGCAGTGAATACAGCCGTTGAAGTACCATTACGCTTGCCGAGGTCAAGAGTTCCCTGAACGCCATTATATACCGTAGCATACTGACGAGCAATACCACCCTGTGCAAGCAACATTGAGAACGTGCTTGAGAGGCTGGTTGGAACAATATCAACACCTGCGTTCGTAGCAGCAGTCGTGAGAGGGTCGCCAGCAGTCTTTTCGCTGTAGAAACCGCTATCCTTTGTGAGATGCTTGCCATCGCGGACAAGAGCACCCTTTAGGACATCAATAAACTCAATCGCCTGTGCCTTGTTCTTGAAGATAGAAGGCTCTTCAGTCTTCTCATCAAGATTCTTACGGTCAATCTTCTGGTCAAGTGCCTTTACAAGTGCAGCGAAGTTCTGAACTTCAGCCTTGGTTGCAATGTCAGACTCAATCTTGTTGCCGAGGGTTTTCAAAGCCTCGTTCATTTTTTCAAATTCATTATCCATTTTTCATACTCCAATATAGGATTTAAGTGTAAAACTTTATTTTCCCAAGAACTTATTCAAACGATCTAAAGTCTCGTTGAACTGTTTCTTCTGATCTGGAGAAGGGTCATTTCGGTTGTCCTGACATAGACCCTTTGCGTTTGCGGTCAAGACAACTATCGCGGACTCAAGAACGTCCAAACGGTCCAGCAAGTCCTTATGGGACTTTGCAATACTGTTCAGGGATTCAAGGGCTGGTTCTAATGCTTTTGCAATAGAGTCCCTTACATATACACTCGGATCGTAAGGTTCTGCATCAACAGCCTTTACTCCATTAGGGAAATACTTGGCTACGAAAGCCTCCAATACTTCACCAGAAACCATCTCTTTAAGGTGTGTTTCTTCTACCTTATCAGTAGGTAGTTCTAATGTAATACCGAGCGTTTCTTCAATTGTTTTGACGGCATTCGCGTGACTCAAACAAGGAATAGCGACAGCAGAAACTTCGTATAGTGAAGATTTAATAATGTCTACGCCACCTGTTTTATTCTTTTGGAACTCTTTAACCATCATTCCAACGCTGAAACTATCAAGATAACCGCCGTCATATAGACTCTTATACTTCTGTGCGAGTTCAGTGACAGTACCATCGCCGTCTTTAGCCCACGTCATACGGACATAAAGTGCAGGTACGCTCTTGCCATCTATGATAATATCTGCTCGTAGGAACTCTTCTGCTCGTCCGATGATCGCAGGTGATCCGTCAGCCAGCATATGTTCGTGACCAGCCAGAATCTTTAGGTAAGACTTTGGCGGGTTATGATAATCGCTATAGTCAACGCCATCTGCTTTGACTACATCACCAACAGTATCGGGAACTTCACAGGTTGCTACGAACCAGAGTCCCTCATCAGATGATTTATCTAATGCTTTTGTAGCAGTGAAAAACTTCTTCTTATCCATTTACATTCTCCGTGAAAGCCTTCATAACATTGGGACGACTAACACCATTCAGATAGTCTTTCACCGCCCGAACCTTATCGTTGGCGGAATCACCCTTGATGATGGTATTGATTGCGAGGAAATCCTTATGAAACTGAACGTCAAAACCATTGATATTCATTCCTTTTACCTCTTTAAGCAGGTCACCCTTTACTTCCGATAGACTCTTTTTGCCATCTACGACATCCAAAGCGACCTGACGGAAGTGGCGATAGAACTCCTGCATAGCCTTAATCTTTTCTTTTGCGTCAATAGGAAGTACTTTTGGCTCTTCATTCATCTTCTTCAACAACTCAACAGTCTCTTTAAGGGCTTTAACTTCCTCTTCAACTGCTGATGCCTGCTGAACTTGTGAAATATTGACTCGACCTGACGGCACCCAAATGTCATCTCTTACAGGGTTATTGGCAATATCAAGGTCAAGATATTCAATGACTTCGCTTGCGGACATGTCGAGTGCTTCTCGCATATCCTTGGCGGTCTTGATCTTCGCCTGCTGGAGTCGTCCCATAATTGGCAACGTATCTCCGTCAAGAATGATAACAATATCACTCTTACCGCCTGCTTCATTAAGTGCCTTTTTGAGTGCCTTTGTCTTCCTACCCTGTACCTTGCCAGTACCTACGGCTGAAGGAAAGAAGCGGTCAACAATCTGCTGTAAGACTTCGCTATAGTGCCGCAAGTCAGGAAGCAGTGTGTTTTCAGCAAACGTTTCAAGTTCAGCATCAATGGTATCAAAACGGGTCTTGCTATAGAAACCCATTACACTTGCAGGAACGCCAAGCATACCAGCGATGGCTTCTTCGTTCTTGCCGTGTAGGTCAAGGAACGATCCTTCTTTTGGTAGGTTTGTAGGAGATTCCATTTGCATCTCGTCGCCCGCAAAAGCAGCGATACGGAATCCATTATCAGCCCTAATAGAGTGCATTTCTTGCCAACGCTCTACGAAATCTTCTATAGTTTTCTTCTTCGTGCCCTTTGGAAAACGAAGAATCAAGTCAGTAGAACACCCGTTTTTGAAGTATGAGACATTGAAACGCTGAATATAATGGTTTGTAGATACTTCATTTATGAGCGTCAAGGCTTCTGAAAGACCACGAAGTTCGCTATAAGGATTAAAATTCTTGGCGAAAATGAGTCTTTCTGCTGGAATCTGCAACTGTGGAGTCTTTCCGTCAATCGCCATACCGTCCGCATATACCCAATGAGTGACAAATTCAATGCTCTTGGCGTGCGAAGGATACGGTGTAAGATATGCAGGGTTAAGTAGTTTAAGTGCAAAAGGCGTTCCAGTAGCATCAAGCAATGGTAGGATGGCTATTTCGCCTGCTACTTTCCACCAACGAGACATATCTGCGATGAATCGTACAATTGAGAGATGCATCGACGGGCGAGAAAATAGATCAAATGCTGGTCCTGAAGTAATTTCATCACCAGATTGACGACTGAACAGACGTACTTGTGCCTTACTTTCGTTGTCAGCAATAACACTTACTGCTCGACGGAAGGTAGGATTCATTTCATATGCTTGACGTGGAGTGAGGGCACGGTCGAGACTTTGGGTAGCGACAACGGAAGCATCTGATCCGCCTGCGTTGACCGAGACACCAGCCGACTCTCCGATAGCCTTTGTGGTAAGTTTAACTGTCTTTTTGGTTTTTGCCATTATTATAATCCTATCGTGAGACGACTTATACGTTCCCACTTATCTCTTCGTAGTGTAAGGTTAGGCGACCATAGTGACGCCAGCCTGTCTGTTGGCTGCTTCTAACGCCATTGCACAAGACCAAAAGGCGTCACAATGCGAATGGGCAGTATTACCATCATAGATAACATTGCCTGTCTTTCCGACTTGCCGACGCATTGCCAATATGTCTTCTCTTATCTCTGGTCTATTATTGGGCATTGACACCCGTTTATATTGGACATAGCCATTGACTCTTTCAGCCATCTTTGCTTTGAGTGGAGCAGTAAAAGATAGCATAAGTGCAAATGGAAAATGCTCCAGTACGAGGTCGGCAAGGCTTCTACCTACAGTTCCTTGGTCAATAGCGATACTGGATACGCTTGGATGATGCAGCATAGGACTCAATATTGCCCACTGCTGCGGTATAGTTTGATTGTGTATTTCTTTTACCGCAATTACTTTGTAGTCATAGCGATCATATTCATTCGTAGCCTTGGTGTTTTCCCATTCCTCAAAGAACCAAGCGTAGGTTTTATCGTGTGTTCTACCTACGTCAATACCAACGTGTAGCGGGTTATAGGCGTGGGACGGGTCTGGAGCCTCTAAAACGTCCCATAGAGCGATTGCATCATAATCTTCGGGTCTAATCAGGCTTTGTAGCGACAATGGTTCACAGAGGTATTCCTGCTTATATTGAGCGTCATTAAGAGTGATGCTTTTAATCTCTTTGATAAACGCTTCATTGATACTTTTCTTTTCGCCCAGATGTTTAAGGTGTTTAGCGAACCGAACGGCATAACCATCCTCAAGGGCATCCATTAGAGTGACTTTATGTTTACTCCACCCGTTTGCTGGTGCTCCTTCGGCTATGTTATAGAACACTGTAGCAGGACCATTATGGGTAGATAGTAGGTACAATTTACCCTTTTGAATCACGCAGCCTTGAGCGGCAGTAAGAACCTCTTGTTGGTCATCTCTGGATGCTACTTCGTCCAATATAATGATACCATCCTTACCTCGTAGTGCAGCAGGGTTGCTCGAAAGTGAAGTAATGCTCTTACCATTAGGCAATCGGACTTCTTCAGTTGTTGAATCTGTTATATCAATATAATCGAAGCCCATTATGGCATTGATTACACCTGACCACTCTTTGACATATTTTATAAATTCAAGACCGTTCTTGTAGTCGTTGGAAGAGAACCAGCCGTTCCAGTCATTTTGTAGACACTCTATAATGGTCTTGAAGGCAAAGATGAAGGTGCCACCTATGCGACGTGACTTTTCGAGTAGGATATAACGAGCAGTGTCGTTTATGATCCTCTTCTGATAATCAAAAAGCAGTTCATCTGTATTAGCAGTGATGTCCATTATACTTTCTTATCGTCGCTGTTCCCTAACCCGAAGAACCGAGAAATACGCTGTTTGGCTTCTTCTGGTGAGATATTTGATTGAGTGACATTGACATCCATCTGTTGAACTGGCTTGCCAAGAGTGTAGGAGAACAAAAGATTTAGTGCTTTCACATCACCTTCTTTGGCTTTATCTACAAGTGCCTTATGTACGGCGTCCCAATCGCCTTGGCTAATGTTGCCAAATAGGTATGCTCGTAGTTGTGCAGTCTCTCTACCGAACGGATTGCCCTTACCAAGTTTATTACCCTTGGCGAACTGACCATTCGGCTTGTGTGTTTTAGGAACGTCGCCCACGTTTGTTGACGTTTCAATCTTTTTACGAGCCATTATAAATTCTCCCATACTTATCTTTCTTATCGTGCCCTCGTCTTCGTTTATGTCTACCATTGCATTTCTTATTTGGAGGGCATCGTGAGCAGGACAGTTGATCCTGAAAATCACGAAACCTTTTATGCAGGGCTTTTAGTGTTGTTTCCAAATGTTCTGGATTACATACTATGTTCATAAACATTCCTATACAGGTGCCACAACATAATCTCTTTACATAATTTTGGAGTAAGTGTGACAGGTGTTTCTTTATTTACTGGCGTTGTCAATACCGCAGATGCGATAATTGCCATTCGTTCTTCTTGCCAGTCAACGAGTTTCATAATCCGCCTTCGATCTTCTTCTGGTGAATATCCGCAACGCTTGTTAGTTTGCTGATACCACCTGTGACGAGTCCGAAGACAAGATTAGCGACCCAACCCATACCTCTCGCCACTGCTGGATACTTACCCAACAGAACAATAGACAGTATTCGTAGGATTGCTGCGGCTATAATCGAACCAAGAACGAACTTAATTGCTCTTTCGATCCATACACCATAGACATTATACCACTTGCCAGATTGTTTATCATATTTGGCTTGTAGTTCTGCCTTATCATCCAGACAGTCTTGCTTGGCTTTTACTTCATTAGCGAGGCTTTGACGTACATTGAGGAAGTCAGTGACTTGCTTTTTGAGTTCAGACAGTGCATTACCGAGTTCTACCTTACCTTTTTCTGATGTTTCGGGCACGGCTTTTTGGATATACTCTTGTGCGTTTTTATTTCTGGATTCGGCAAGAGAGATATGTTGAGGTGTTTCGCCTTGGTTATACGACTTCACGCATCCCATTACGAGGATGACAGTGGCGGTGATTGATATGATTAACTTTTTCATATTGCCTTTCCATTGAGAGTATTTCCGCTTCCGACTTTGACATAACCCTTTACGTCTTCGAGTTTTCCAATAAGAGTGACGTTATTGATGGTTATATCTGGTGCTGGTCTTGGCTGGTCGGTAGGCAGAAGGACGCTATAGGGTGCCTTACCTTCTGGATACTGTTTGACATAGCCATAGAAGCAGTTATTATTTGCTGGCCAATTAGGTTGTTCTGGTGGTGTAGTATTTGTGATACTTCCGCCGTCCCATACAACGTCTATTGCACCTGCATTGATTTGGCATTTACCTTCTACGATACGGACATCATTCAATCTGACATTAGTTGTTCGCAGTGCAAGTGTTTTATTTCTTTGTGCGATTGTTTTTGTCATATCCGCTTCTTCTTTAGGTACATACCATTTTCCGTTTTTATCTATCCATTGTGTGGTAGCCCAGTTTTGACCGCCATCGCCGCCGCCCATCGGTCCTATACCTACATTGCCTCTTACGTCTACATTGTTGATAGTGTAATTACTACCTTCGTGTAGTCTTATAGCGACGGATTTCTTTGCTCCGATTGGGTTTAGTCCCTCGTGGAGTTTGGAGTCTTTGATGGTAAGGTTATTGCACCCGCATACTCTGATACAGGATTCATTTTCTGATCCGCCAATTACAATCCAGTTTGAAGCAGTGACGTTTTGAGCGTCAGCCTCGACAAATAGTAGGTAGTTATACCAAGTGGTCGCCATAAGGCGGTGGAACGTATAGTTTGTTCCACCTGATACTTTATAAGCCCAACCCGAACCTGACGCCAGAGTTTGGAGTTCCATTGTGATGTTTTGGCAGTCGGAGTATCCAAGGTAGATAAAGTTGGTTCTATTTACCTTATATGTTCCGCCAGTGATTTTGACATTCTTCTTTGCGGTGAATACTGCTGTATAAGTTGCACCTGAAAAGTTGAATGTTGAACCAGTGACATCTACTTCAGTGTTATCAGGGATAATATAAGACGCAGTTGGGTTGTATGTACCTGCTTTGAGTTTATACTTACCTTGTGTTTTGATAGCAGTGAGGTCAGTGACTTCTATTACGTCAGGTGTAGGCACTGGTAGATTAGAGTATCCAAACCTTTCAGTGAGGAACTTTTCTATTTGTGCGATTTTTTCTTCAACGGTTGGCATATTAGGCTTCCAAAATAACGTATTTGAGATCGCAGGCTGCTGTATTGGCTTTTGCATACAGTACGCCGTTAGACAAGTGTACGAGTTGTGGTACGCCTGCTTTGAGTTTGAGCAATGGGTAGAACGTAGCAGCGACAACGACGCCAATCTCAATATAGTTTGTCGTATCGAGGTTCCTGAAGTACGCCCAGCCAGACGTTGTGATGTCGGCATTGACTACAAGGGCTTCGTAAGACGTACCAATTGCTTGTACGTTGGAGAAACTGCGTGTGCCTGTCATATCAGCCGTGACGGACGTGCTGACTGATTCGATGAGGTAGCCTTTGGTGGCTGCGAGTGCTACGGTTGCTGTGATTTCTGATGCCATGATTTTTCCTTAGTGTTTATTTTTCCGCTTTTTGTTTCAAGGCTTCTACGCTATCGGCTACTCTGGTGGTCGCCATAATGAGCGTTTGAAG